TGAGTTCGAATCATGAAAGAGTTTCATGGGACAACTGCAGAATTTGCAAAGCTGCATAACTTGACTGAGCGGCGAATGTATTCCCTCATCAAGTCCGGTGATCCACGGTTTAAGAAATTGGGTGATAAGTGGTTTGTGTATGAAACGCCGGAGGATGACCCTGAAGTTGGCTTGGTTATAAACTTTAGTCAGTGGCGTGCAAAGAAAATGAAGGAGGATGCGCTTAGGGCTCAACGTGAACGTGAAATACTTGAGGGGACGCTACTTAGCCGCGATGAGGTTTTAAGGCAACTCGGCGAGGCGTTTCATGTAACCAAGTCGAATTTGCTAACGATACCGAATACTATTGCAGGGGTTGTGGCAATGGAAACAGATGCAAATGTCATTAAAGAAATCATTGAAGGAGCAATCCGCGAAACGCTTGTCGGATTACGATCAACAATCCTTAGAGCAGGATTTGATAGGGATTTTGACGAAGTTGCCTCCGAAGTTGACAGTAACTCAGTGGGCTGACGCCGAGCGGATGCTGACACGTGAAAGTTCGCCGTTTCCAGGAAAATGGGATACAGGGCGAGCGGAATTTCAACGTGGGATTATGGATACATTTTCTGACCCAAAGGTTCAGCGGATTGTGTGCATGACGGCAAGCCAGATTGGGAAAACAGAAATATTGAACAATATTTGTGGATATTTTGTTCATCACGATCCATGTCCTTGTTTGGTTTTGCAACCTACTTTAGAGATGGCTCGTGCGTGGTCGGTTGATAGGTTAGCGCCAATGATTGCTAACACACCAGCCTTCCGGCAACTGATTGGCGATCCAAGATTAAAGGACGGCGATAACACGATTTTGTTCAAGACTTTTAAGAATGGGGCTCGGATTTCGATAGCGGGTTCAAATAGTCCTGTTTCTTTAGCAAGCCGCCCGATACGGCTCCTTCTCATGGATGAGATTGATCGTTATCCCCCAAGTGCAGGGTCAGAGGGCGATCCGGCGATTCTAGCAATCAGAAGAACGCAGAATTTCTTCAACCGGAAAATCGCCATGTTTAGCACGCCAACGGTTAAAGGGGAAAGTCGTATCGAGGCGGCTTTTGAAGATTCCGACCAGCGTTATTACAACATCGATTGTCATGCGTGCGGTGAGGCGCAGGTTTTGGAATGGACACAAGTGCGCTGGGAAAAGGATAAGCCAGAAACCACGCAATATCATTGCAAGTTTTGCGACGTAGAATGGAGCGATGTACAAAGGAAGCAAGGAATCAAGACTGGTAAGTGGGTCGCGACTAAAGAGTTTAATGGGATTGCTGGTTTTCATCTCAATGGGTTGTATAGCCCTTTCAGCGATTTGCATGAGTTTGCTAGTCTTTTTCTTCAGGCGAAGCATTCCGGCCAAAGTGCGTTGCGTGTTTTCGTCAATACAGTTCTCGCAGAAGGTTGGGAAGATTACGAGGGAGATGAAATTCAAACTCACGAAATCATGGTGCGTGCAAGGAATTATGAGACAGTACTCCCAGATGGATCTATCGGTGTTCTATGCGCCAGCGTTGATGTGCAAGCAGACCGTGTCGAATGTTTGGTGTGTGCGTACAGTAAAGACCAAACGTATGTTGTGGGATTTCAGATATTCTATGGTTCGCCCACTAATATATCAATTTGGGATGACCTGGAAAAATACCTGCGCCAAACTTGGCCGCATACGAGTGGACAGGATTTAAGGGTAACACGGACGTTCATTGATTCAGGTTATGAAACCGGTTCAGTTTATCAGTTTTGCAAACGAAATGAATCTATCGGGGTGCGGGCAATTAAAGGGGTCGGGGGTATTAACCGAGGCGAGGTGGGACGACCCAGTAAGAACAATTCGGCACAATGTAACGTATGGCCGCTTGGAGTTGATACCTTAAAAACGCAAATATTAGCTCGGCTAAAAATAGAAGATAACAACGCAAGCGGTTATATACATTTTCCGGATTTTCTTGATGAGGAATTTTTCTTACAACTGACGGCTGAAAAAAGGATAAAGCGATATGTTAAAGGAATACCCAAATATGAGTTTAAGCGTTTGCGTCCTAGAAACGAAGCCCTCGATTTAATGGTTTATAATTTGGCTGCATTCCGGAGCTTGAATGCAAACTTTACAATGATACAGAAACGTTTGGGTGAGGTGCGTGAAAAGGTTACTGAACCCCGAGGCCGTAAAGGCACAAGGAATTTCATTACACAATGGTAAATTTAAGAAATGGCTGATTTATTTGATAGTACAAATTACCCAACGTCAGAACCTGAGGTTTTGACCATAGGTGACCGCTGGGTTTGGAAGCGGACTGATCTTGGGAGTACTTATGCGCCAAGCAGTTATGCACTCAGTTATCGTGCAAGGTTATTAGGTGCAGGTAGTACCAATTTTTCTTTTACTGCATCGGAGTCGGGGACTGATTACATTATCGAGATAGCGAGTTCAACCACTGCGAATTATACGTCAGGAACATACGCTTGGGGAATGTATATCACAAGAAGTTCCGACTCCGAGCGTTTTGAGTTAGATACAGGAAAATTTGAAGTTAAGACCAATCTGGTTGCATCGTCTGCCGACCCACGCACTCATGCAGCCAAAATGGTTGATTATTTAGAAAGCACACAAGAATCGCTTGCACAGAAATTGACAACATCTTATTCAATTTCAGACCGGTCAAATACATTGCGGAGCATGGAAGAAGTTTCAGGGCAACTAAATTTCTACCGTGCAATATATAATCGCGAATTGATGAAAGACAGGGCGAAGTCTGGGCGGCCAACGGGTCAAAACATTCTAGTTCGGTTATAAATTATGACATGGTGGAATCCTTCAACGTGGACAAAAACTGATAGGTCACGGCAAATTCCTTTTCGGCGCAATTATACAGGGGCATCAACTAACAGGCTTTTCGCATCATTTCTAGGTTCAAGCACAAGTGCAGATAAGGAAATAAAAACTGCATTGCGGAAGTTGCGTGACCGCTGCCGACAATTATGCAGAAATGAGCCAATTGCAGTAAAGGCATTACAAATTTATCGCACCCAAGTTGTGGGTGACAAGGGACTTGCTTTGCAAGTACGTGCAAGGAATCTGCCAAGAGCTGGTGAGTTAAAAGGGTCATTGGATGTTACAGGCAACGATATCCTTGAAGGTTTATGGAAGGAATGGGTTAAAAAGGGGGTCGCAGAAATTACGCACCGACACAGTTTTATCGATTGCCAGCAGCTTGTTGTAGAATCGTTGATACGTGACGGTGAAGTTTTGGTGAAGCACATAAGGAACGCCGATAATAAGTTTGGTTATGCGTTGCAATTTCTTGAGCCTGACTATTTGGATGAAGAATATAATACAACATTGAGTGACGGTTCGCGTGTTGTTATGGGGGTGGAGTTAAATCCATTGAACAGACCGGTGGCTTATTATTTACACGGAGGGACACATCCTTATGATGACTTTGGCAAAGTTGCTGGTAGGACTAGGGTTCCAGCTTCGGATCTGTTGCATATATATCGGCCTGACAGATGCCAACAAACACGTGGTGTTCCTTTGTTTGCTTCGGTACTGGATAAGATACACCACTTGAATGGTTATGCTGAAGCAGAAATTGTGGCGGCAAGGTTATCAGCAAGCAAGCCATTGTTTTTGCAAACGCAAGACGGGGTTGGTTATTCAGGGGATGATTTTGAAGATGAGGCTCCAATAATGCTTGCAGAGGCGGGAACCATTACTCAATTACCCGCTGGAGTAGAAGCGAAATCCGTGAATTTTGACCATCCAAATAGTGGATATTCGGATTTTTATAAGTCGATGCTGCGTTCGATTGCAACTGGTTTGGGGTTGGATTACGTTACATTATCAAGCAATCTAGAAAGCGTTTCTTATTCATCAATCCGGAGCGGTACTATTGAATCGCGTGACAATTACAGGATGCATCAAACTTTTTTGATCCAGCATTTTGCTCTTCCTGTTTTTTATGAATGGTTAAAGTTAGGGATAACATCGGGTGCAATACCGTTTCCAATGGAAAGATATAACAAGTTTGCAAATGCAGCTATATTTAGGCCTCGAGGGTATCAGTGGGTCGATCCTCAAAAGGAAGTTAATGCAGCAATAAGTGGCTTGCAGAATGGCTTTATGACATTTTCTGATATATCACAGCAAATTGCAGGACGTGACATTGAGGAAACTTTTAGCACTTTACAAGCAGACCTTGAAATGGCAGACCGATACAACCTGAAAGTAAATATTGAACCACTCGGCGCAAAGTCCGCCGCACAACCGGAGATCGATAAAGATGGAACAGAACCAATTAACGAATAAAGACCGCAAGAAATTTGAGGATTTAGAAACACGCACTTTTGCTCTAGAGTTTGAAAGGGCGGAAGGTGAGGATGATGACCGGCGTGTTTCTTTAAGTTTTGCATCTGAGGAACCGGTTATGCGTTCTTTTGGATGGGAAATACTTTCACACAAGGAAGAGGATATTGATTTAGGGTTTATGGCGTCCGGGAGGGCTCCATTGCTTTTGAATCACGATCCAGAGGTGCAAATTGGCGTGATTGAATCTGCTAGGATTGATGGTACTGAACGGAAGTCCCGTTCAACAGTTCGCTTTGGAAAAAGTGACTTAGCATCAGAGATTTATGCAGATGTAAATGACAAAATTCGTACCAATATTAGCGTTGGTTATACTGTAAACAATTTGGAAAAACAGGATACGCAACGTGACGGCACAGACGTTTTCCGTGCTCAATGGAGTCCACTGGAAATTTCACTTGTTAGCATTCCAGCGGATAGAACTGATATCGGAGTAGGACGTGCCGAAATTGAAAAACCTATTATTAAGGAAATTAAAATGGAAGAAAAAACTGAAATAGTTGCAGAAACGCCAACTGTGGATGCCGAGAAAATTAAGGCGGAAGCAATTAGCGAGCGGCTAAAAGAAATAAAGGAAATGCAGTCATTGGGGGTCCGCCACACTATGCGTGATTTTGCTGATGAGTGTATTCGAGGCGGGATGGATTTGTTTTCATTTCGTGAAAAGATGCTTGATAAGATTGAAACCAAGCCGCTTTCACCTTTGGATGATCCAGTTGATATAAAGCCACAAGAGCAGCGTCAATATTCGTTTTTAAGAGCATTGAATGCCGCATCGCGAGGTAATTGGGATCAGGCCGGTTTTGAAGCGGAAATGTCACAGGAAATGGCACATAAAAGCGGCAAAGCTCCGCAGGGTTTTTATGTCCCCGATTATGCGTGGCGGAGTGATCTTTATAAGCGTGAATTGACAGTTGGCACAAATGCTTCCGGAGGATTTTTTGCTCCGTCTGCACAACTTGGCAGCGAGTGGATTAATGCACTACGAGCCAAAATGGTTCTTGCAGAACTTGGGATGCGAACGATGTCAGGATTAACGACTAAAGTTCAGATTCCGAAAATATCGGCTGGAGCGGCGGCGGCGTTTGTTGCTGAATCTGGAGCGGTTGCTGACCAAACGGTTACAACGGCTCAAATCACGTTACAGGCTCGCACGCTTGGCGCTCGTTCATCTGTGTCAAGATTGCTATTGCTTGAAAGTGATCCATCGATTGAGCAAATTGTCCGCGATGATCTTGTTGCTGCTATTGCAAGCAAGATTCAGGATGTTATGATCGAGGGAGGCGGTTCGAACGAGCCAACTGGAGTGACTAAGACATCTGGAGTGGGTGCGATCACCGTCGGAGATAATGGAGGCCCTCCGACTTGGGCCTTGCTGACCAATTTAGTAAGGGAGGTCGAAGTTGACAATGCGGTGCTGAATGAAGGTTCTTTGGGGTTTGCAACAAATCCAAAGTTAAAATCTAAGATGGCGCAAGTTGC